AGTCTCGTGGTTGTAACGAGCAGTGTATGCTTCGTTAGCGTCGTCAAAATTTACAGCAGAACCTTCCTGTTTAGTCGGTGCTGCTCCGAAACCACTCAACATTACTTCCTCTTCGAATGCTCGATCAGAAGATTCTGTTGTGAAGATCTCTGCGTGTTGGTTTTCGTACCGAGAGTACTCCATACCGAACAATGCGTTGAGACCGGGTTCCAACTCTTTCGCTAGTTGTGCGCGAGAAATAGCCATACGTCAGTCTCCTTATACGCCAGTCGTTGAAACAGTACCACCTGCAATAGCACCGTTTGGTGAATTGAAGGAGTTGTTCAAACGTACGATTAATGGAATGCCAGCCGCAGTAAAGTCTTGGTTCTCAGGGTCATCTTGGATGCCCATGATTCTCAAGTTCAAGTTTGCGGTGACGCCGAGTGTACTGACACCCAACTGTGCAGAAGAAATACCAGTGGTTGTTGAACCAGAAGTAGCTGCTGCAAAGTTAGCATTAGTAAACACATGCGCTCGTGCAGCAGATTCACTTGTAAGTGAAGCATCTGAACAAATCACAAATGATTGTAACGGGTTGTCATACACGAAAGCTCGGACAGGGAAGTTAGAATCCGCGCCAGAACCGGGCCAGTAGTTAGAAAAAACTTTCTCACCAGTGGTAGACGAAACGTATTCGCAACCCCAGAATACGCCCACGAGACCTACAGTGCCCCCAGTAGCCGCGCCAACGATGTCAATGACACCAGCAGCAAGCGGTATAACGGGAGAACCTTGGTAAATCGCGTTTGTATTTGTGGATGCAATACGATACTCGGTCGCACCAGTGGTGTTTGCAGCCTGACCGACTACACCAATCGGACGAAGTCCGAATGCAACGTTAGTATTTGCCATAGTAGCAATCCTTTAATTTATTCGGAGTCGCGTTCACGGCCTCCGAAGGTTACACGACTTTGCCGACTATTTTGAATCGGCATTGAAGGATGTTGTTCCTTCATAAGGTCCTGATCTACAGCAGTCATCTGTTCGCGGGTTCTGCCCCCGTAATATGCAGTTCGTTCTATAACTGTCTCTTCAGGAATGCGACACAGCATCAGACCACCTTGTCCAATCACTCCTTGATATTTGCCATCATCGATGACCGGAGCTTCATAGTTTGGATATTCGTCAGCACGGACGGGTTCCCATCCTTCTCGTAACTTGGAGTGAACATTCATTTTGTCCTCCTCGCCACGCATTGCTACTCGTATCCATCGATGCACATAACCCTCTGGGGCCTCTGGTGCTTCAAGGTGACTGGGCGGTGCCCATGGTTTTCTGCGAGTTTCTGAATCTCGTGTTGCGCTTTTACGCGGTGTTCTGTCAGCCATAGTATTAATCCTTCACATATTTAGCGTATTCTTCTAGAGGTACGCCCAACTTTTTCGCAATTGCGACCTGTGAATGCGATAGCTTGACCGACCTGCGCCCCTGTTTAGTACTGCGGGATGCGGAGTTACCAGCAGAAACGACCTGACTTCCTCCACCCGATTTTTTCGTCTCGGAGAACTTATGTGGGAACTCCTGACGAAGACGTTTGTCAACCTCAGTATAGTACTCATCGGTGTTCGGGTCAAACCCTTCTTCTTCCGTGAGTTGACTATGAAGTGCAAAAGCAGCAGCCGTCATAATTTTATCCGACCCAAACCAGTCGTTTTTATCCTTCCACGCAACGGCGCGAGGATCTGGTTGTGCTCGTTGTTGCTGAACGGGTTGCTGTTGTTGTGGCTGCTCTTGCGGCTGTTGTACCTGCATCTTTGCCTGTCTGTCCGCTTGAGCTTTTGCGGTATTATACCGCTGTTGTTCGGCTGCAATGTTAGACATCAATTGCTGCGCTTCCACCACGCCGTCTGAGTTACCTGCTTCGTAGGCTTCCTTCAGCATGCGTTTCGCGGCTTCTGTCTGCGTTTGCAGCCGAGTACCGTACTCAGAAAGATAACCTGTATCCAACGCTTTGACTCGAGACTTCAGCTTTTCGTTTTCTTCCATCAATTGTTGGGATAAACGAACAGCCTCTGATTTATCGCGCTCTTCCTGACGGTACTTTTCCGTTAGTTTTTTAATTCGAGACTGGACACCCTTGCTGTATGAGTCTAGCTCATCTTCCTGCTTGGGCTCCTCTTTTGGCGCTTCCTCCACCCGTTCAGGAGAAGCTTCTTTCGGCGCTTCCTCCTCTGGTGTTTCTATCGCTATTTCCTGCTCTTCTACTTTTTCTTCTGACATACCTGCCTCCTAAACATGTTTTATATCATCTGGTTCAAGAATTGTGGCAATTACCTCGTCATCGTTAATGATACGGACTTCTCCACCATCTATCTTGAAACGTGATCCTGAGTATCGACCAATGCATACCCATTGACCTTCTTTGCACCATGGCTCACCACCAAATTTATCTTGGTCTTTGTAAGCTAGTGGCCCGAGCTTCATAACGTACGCCACAACAGTAGCCACGTTTTCACGTTCACGGACTTCATCAGGAATATATAAGCCACTCGATGTCTTTGCTTTGCCTTGATACGGCATAACTAAAACCCGCCAACCAGTTGGTTGCGGGAGACGGTCAAGTAACGGTTTGTCTAAGAGGGACGGGTCTAGCACCCGTTCGTTAGCGTCTACATATGCGCTTTCTAAAGATTGATCAGAAGCTTCCTCTGCTCTTTCTTTTTTAACTTTCTGCGCGACATGTTCAGGAAGATATAAGGTCTTCGACATCGTCTACGTTGTTCTCCAGCAGGGCCCTGATTTCTGATCGAGCAAGAGAAAGACCCCGTATTTCTCCCACCGACATTTTATACTGCTCCCAGTTCTGAACTGACCCGGAAGAAAGAGCGTTAGACAAATCGTTTTCACGCTCTTCTAATTTCTTATATAGGTATTTTGCCATCTCGACAACATCCATTATAGATTATCCCTATATTCTTCTTGTGACTCAGAGGTAATCGGACCACCTTCAGCCCATGAATCACAAACATTTTCATTCATACAAACAAATTTTAACAGTTGACAATACCCTACGTCACCAGAGTCATCTCCAATACATTCAAGCATTTCATCTGTCTGATTATACGCACTACATGTCCCACAAACTTCGTTAGAATTATACGAAGATCCTGTGTTTGGCTCACGATAATTGTGATCCTCGATAGCCATTTCTCGGTTTTCTGCGTTTAAATCTTCGTCTTGCGTAGGAAGAGGACATGTGCTGCCCTCTTCTGTTTCTTCCATTTTATCTACAGCCATCCCGTCAGGAATGATGCTTATCATAATTCCTACCATGACTACACCATAAGCTCGAAATGCGGACCGTCAATAAAAGGCCGTCGCCCTTGTGATCTACGCAAATCGATGTATTCGTTCATCGCATCTTCCATGGTGCCGTCGTAATCACCGATGTTATCGATGTGCCATGCCGCTCCCCAACGGATTTTACAGCCAGCAAAACTTGCACCTTCTTTCATAGCATCAGCTAAATCATCATACAAATTCAACTCCCAAGATCCGCGCCCATTGATGTAAGCCATTAGATCGACGGCTAACCCATCTAAATGTTTACTTTTCATCGTTTGGCTTGCGCCCTTCTCGAACAATTCCTTCTGTTGTTCGAGGGTTCTCATGCCCTGAATAACACCGAAATCGGTTTTTGTGGCTGTGATTGCATGTTTCACAACCGCCACCATGCGTTCATCTACACCCTCTAACCTGTCAAGGCTACGTCTACTTAATTTAAAACTCATTTCTTACCTCCAAAAAACTTAGTTGCCGACCTTACCGCAAATGACGCACTCACGATTACACCCAAGGTGTATTGGTAGTACGCTGGCATAGCCTCCAATGCAGCAAAACCGTTCGCTACCATTTCTCTGCCCCAATCTCCACAAAACGCCAAGATTAATGGGATTGAGAACAAAATAGTCAACCACTCGTCTTTCCAGCTTGTGCCAGAATTTTCAGCCATAATCCGTTCCCAATCAGCAACGGATGTTTCTTTACTTAATAAAATTTTAGCTTTTGCTTCAGCCTCCGTTAGCCTTAACTTTGCATCCGCAGCTTGTTTGTCCGCTTTTCCCTGCAACCATCCCCCTGCAAGGTTTGCTATCGGACCAATTAACTGTCCTATCATTTGTTAGCCCCCATATTGGTAAACCCAAAGTATGCCGCCGTTACACCCGACACAGCAACAACATACACAGCAGCTATGTCTGCAAGCAGGTTAGATGCTTGTTCCAGCCCCATCCAAGAAGCAAGCACGATAGCAAAAGGATATAAAACCATGCCGCTCAAAGCAAACCACGTCATGCGTAACTGTGCGTCGCGCTTTGCGTCAGCGTCTTCCATCATACGACGACGGTCTTCAAGCATAATCTCACGCTCGTCTGGATCAATCTTTCCGTTGTCGTTCAAATCGTATTTTGCTTTGGGCATCTGCATACTCCTGTATTATCCGTCTATTATAACCTAGTATAATTAATTTACCATCATTATCATATGCTGCAAATTTTTTGCCTCGTTCTATTATTATTGGTTTGTAAGCTCCAGACAAGTCACGGTCATCGACGAGTGCGTCACCATTATTTTTGCCTTTTCTGCTTCGAGTTGGCATTCTTCCTGATCCGAAAACGATTTTAGCTGATAATATTTTAAGTGATCTGTATTAACAAAATGCAAAAAAACAAGAACATAAATCATTACCAAGTACCTCGTGTTTTGCCGATAAAGTAAATGATCCCTCCGAATAAAGCAAATCCGAACAAAACAATCGCAATTCCTACAACCCAGTTAATTAAGTTGTCTATCTTTTCCTGACGCCTATAAACCGCCTCTTTTTGCATTCTCCGCTGCTCTGCTTCGATATTAACAATACTTTCCCAAGCGGACGGACCGTAGTAAAGACTGATGTACTCACGCAACTCCTCACGCATCTCTTTAGCTTTTTGCTGGTGCGCCCATATCTCTATGGCACTCGTGTCAAAGCCGGGGCTCACCTTTTTCCATAAAGGTGGATCTTTTGCTTTTGCTCCAAGATAATCAAGATCACTGACTGCTCTGCCAAAAGCAGATAAATCTTTGCCAAGTTCACTTATTTCTTTACCTGCGTTTACAGCTTTTTTTATTCCGCTAAACGCAGCCGTTGCTAAAGCTATAGCTGATGCTGGATCTATCATCTACCATTATCGTGCCGAGAACTATTCAGAAGAAAGTCAACAGTACGCTCCATAGAATTTAAACGGCCTTCCATTTGGATCATGCGAGTGTAATACTCGTTGACCAATTTAATCGTATTTTGATCTAAATCTTCTTGTAACTTTTCATCTACTAGCATCAAATCATCTTCTGTTTCTACTAGCACTTCCAACAGTATATCAATTTTTTCACTGTTATCGCTAATGTCTCTAAGAATATTAGCACCCCAAAAGATAGCTCCAGCGATTTGCACAACCACTACACCTATTACGGCAATACTAACTTTTGGTAGTTTATCCATTTTTAATTCCTTCGAGCAGCAGCTTGTCGCTGCACCTCAATACGTTCGCGGTTTACCTCGTTACGATTTTCTGCAATCTCTTCCTGACTCTCCATCCGGGCTGCGTCTGTAGCTGCACGTTGCTGCATTTTCTGTAATTCTAACAACATGTTACCCTGATCTTCCTCTGTCTTACGCTGCAAGTCCTGCTGCTTGATATCTAGCTCCTTCATACGGATCTGAACAAGAGGATCGTTTAATGGGTCGTCGCCCTGTGTCATCAACTGAGGAAGTATCTCTGCCAGTATCTTTTCCATCTGCAATGAAATTAACTGCTCCATCTGAGCCGGATCTTGCATATTTTGTTGTACTTCCATGATCTGCTGCTGCGCTACCTGTGGATCTATCGCTCCACTTTGAGCCGCTAACTGAGCCTGACCAATAATCTCTTGTATTTCGTTCGTAACCATCTGACGTGCTTTTTGCGAAGCATGTTCCATTATGTGTGCGTAAAACGTACCCATAACCTGTGGAGATGTCATAACCAGAGGCGTCTTAGTAAAAGCTAGATGGATACGCATGTGTGCATCGTGATCCTGATCTGGAAAAGTATTTAGTATCTCACCCATTAACGCTCTAGCATTCTCGATGGCGGGGTCTAGGGGTTGTGGCTCTGGCGGCGGTGGGAGGATCTCATCGATGTTCTGGACTTCTAGAGCCTGATACATTCGACGATACGCCGCGTGTAAGTTGTGCATCTGGGGGTTTGACTGCGCCAACTGTAACTGCGTCTGAGCCAATGTGACTCTCTGCGCCATCGAGAATATGTTTGGATCACTGACAGGAATAACGTCTACACGCTCATCAAAGTCCTGTGCCATGACCATACGGTTACCTCCCTCCACATCGTATGGATATTCTTGTGGGAGGTTGTCTCTGAAAATCCTAGCAAGAACACGGAATTCTTGCTTCTGGGAGTAGTGCAGCCGCTTGTGAATAGCAGACATCACTTTCATACCACGCTCTAGGAGCGCCACAGTCGTCCCTACAGGGGCCTGACCGTTCGCATCAGCAGTCTGCTGGTCAGCAAGTGAAACAAAGCGTCTACCGCCCTCCACAAGGGCTCCTAGCAACTGTGCAAGCGTACCGGAGGGTTCTTTGTACGGCAATGGGATGATTGAGCTCTTAATATCTCCACCCGGTGCATCAATGTCCCGCCACTCACCCGGCTGCAATGGCTCGTCATCGTTACGAACCCTTACGCCTCTGGCCTTGAATCCTGCTGGGAGGTTGGCAAGAGTTCCTGCATCGATCAATTGTCGGAGAATGCTCGTTGCCGCACGACCAAGGCCGCCAATCATATGAATCAAACCAAAGCCATAGAAACCTAAACCCGGCATAAACTTGTAATGCACGAAGTATTGTTGCTTCTTGGCAAGATCAGAACCTTCTTCAAAGTTGCGACGAATAGCTAGAACCTCTCCAGATCCCTCATCAATCGTCACAATGTACGGCAATGCAATGCCTGTTGCCTCTCCTGTAGGAGACATGTCCTCGAAACCCTCGAGGTCTAAATCAACATGCATTTCAAGTATTGTGTATATGTCGTCAGAATAAGTACGAGAAACACCCTGAATCTCATCAACCTTTTGTCTGACCTCGTCAGCTTCGTCCTCAGAGGCCGAAATGTCTATATCCCTGTAGAACCCTGCAATTTGCATCTTTCGTATCTCATTGGCGTCCATACGAAGCACATGAGTCACTCTAGAGGCAGTGGCTAGGTCAGAGGCAGCATACGGTACAACTAAATCCTGTGCAGGGACAAATTTAGACACCGCACGTTGTCGTGCCTCATCAAAGTAAACTTTCTTAAATGTAGACCCAGATAACGGTAAATAGAACAGCAATTGATCCATATCAGGATCAAATTCTTCCATAACCTCCATAATCTGGTAGTTCATAAAATCTTTGACACGACCAGCTTGCTCTTCACGCATCTGGTCCTGAACACCAATAACCTGTGTTTTAACAGGTCCACCAGACGGCAAGAGCTCCTTGTACGCCTGTGCTTGGAATTGTGTAACGCTTTCCGCGATTAACGGGTGCGTAACCCCACTAGCGCCCTCAAACGGTTGAGTACGCTCTTCATACTTGACACCAAGCTGGTCCAAGCCTTTTGTATAAGTTTCTTCCCAATCAGAACGGGACTCCATATCTTCTTCAAAAGAAGCCCGAAGGTCTGACGAAATTTCTCCAAGATACGCTTCATCTAACATCTCCGCTAAGTTTGCATTGTGTGGAACAGGCGCTTCTTCCTGCTGACCCATAATTTCGGTCAGTGCCTGTACAATCGCTCCACCCTGTCCGTCTGGTACAACCTCCGCTCCACCCTCAAAGGTTTCTGGCTGCGGGACTGATACGTCCACAGAGGCTTCATTTGGCAGCATATCTTCTGCTGCAATTCCTGAATCTACAATCGGTGGCAATGCCATTAATAATACTCCCGCTTACGACGGTACTCGTCAAATTCTTCGTTCTCACCTTCTAAGGATATAAACCCTCCTTGTCGAAAACGCATCAGTGCTAATGTCATACTATCACAAAAGTCATCATGATCGCCATTAGGAAATGAAACAACTTCTTCGATAACCTCATCAGCAAATTTCTTTTCTATTGGTGCCCATACTACACCAGCTTCGAACAATGGCGCAACCATGTGCATTCTACTTACTTTATCGTTCCCTTTGCCCGGAGAAAATCCCAAAGCCGGAATACCGCGTAGCCGCAACTCGTCAATGAGTGGTGTACCCGTCGCTTTCGCTTCGACCAACACCATGTCTGGCTCCCAGTATTCGTGTTCTTCATAGGCTACCTCCTTGAGTTCAGGGAAATTCCACCGTCCGCGCTGGGCGTCCAGTAAAACAATGTTATCAGGGCCTCCTTCTTCCGGTTCAAAGATGCCCCAAGTGGTAATTGCACTGTAGTCAGCCGTTTCTTTCTTGGAAAACGCTGTATCGTACGCCTGAAGTATGTATTTTACGGGTGGAATCTCGTCTTTTTCCCAAGGTTTCCACCAATCTCGTTTAATTATGGCAGATTCAGACGATGTTGGCGTCTGTTGCCACTGTGCATTCCATTTTCCTACAGGAAGTGACGCTTTAATCGACAATAATGCGTCTTTTTCCCAGAATTCAGGCCATAATGGCTTGTCTGAGGGTAAAATCGCAGGAAATTCTACCACTTCCCACTGATCTGCCATCATATCGCCGCCCTGTGCAGCCATCAAACGGCCTGTCAAGTCTTTTTTACCCCATCTTGTCATAACAATTATGATGGCACCGCCCGGTTGAAGACGCTGTCGAGGTCCAGAAGTGTACCATTCGTACGCATTATCGAACGCACTCTCGCTCATCGCGTCCTGTTCCGAGTGTGGATCGTCAATAACAAACAAATCAGCACCACGACCCGTGACCGCAGCACCCACACCAGCAGCAAAATACTCGCCACCCTTGTCAGTTTGCCATTTTCCGGCCCCTTTGTTGTCTTCTTTCAGGTTTGTATCAGGAAAAATCTCTTTATATTGCGGATCATCAATCAAATCCCGCACTTTCCTACCAAATCTGACCGCCAATTCCGTGTTATGGGTCGCCTGAATGATTTTAAGCTTGGGATTTCGGCCCAAAAACCACGCTGGCATGAGAAAACTAGCGAATTCCGACTTGGAATGACGTGGCGGCATATTGATAATCAACCGCTTCAACTCTCCTCGAGCCACTTTTTCCAGCTTTTCAGCTATGATCCTATGGTGCCTACCCTCGATAAAGTTCTCATAAACGTGGTGAGCAAAGGGCATGAAATATTCTTGCGCTTTTTCCCTCGTTTCTAGTCTTTTTTTAGCCTCTGTAAGAGCCAGTATCTCTTTTAAGGCTTCTTCTGGTAGGGCTTGTAGGTTCATGCTCTAATCGGTTCTGTGGTCTCAGTGCTTGTCGTCGTTTTCGTCCTCTGACCCGGTCCTTTGTACCCCTCTGGGATATTTAGCCTTGTATATGGCGATAAACTTCTACCCGCTCTCATGCGAGTTGTCTGAACATTCTTCTTACAGATTGGGCCATCTGGGCCAGCCACCAAGGTATAGGAGTCATCAGGACACTCAAACGTGTTGTTTCCATCTGCATCCGTAGTAACTTCAGGCGCAACAAAAGGTAGATCTATTTCTACTGTTGTGTCTGTTTCAGTTCCTGTGTCTGTTTCAGGCACATCATCTACTTCTACTTCAACCGCATCATCCTCATCTTCGGGAGATTCTGGTGGATCAATAGAAGCAGCTACCTTTGAAGCAGTTTTATCAACCTCAACCGTAGTGCTACCCTCAGTTGGTTCTGTTTCAACCGTAGTTTGCGCCGAAGGTGCTTGTTCCGTTTCAGTCTGAGTTTGTGCTGGCGGTTTTGTATCTACGACCACCTCTTCTTCAGTCTGACTTAGATTAACTTTGGATGGGCTAGTATTAAGTGCCGCAATTCCTTTTCTACCCTCTTCGGTAAACGGAGACAGTTTAGGTGTTGTCTCTTCTGTCTCTGCAACTTGCTCTATACCAGACACCTCATCTTGTGCCAGTGATAACTCTCTTGCAGCTTCCGCAACAGCGTCCGTATTAACGGTTCTTCTACCTACGTTATTAGGCTCAGAAACAAGTCCTTGAGTTTGCATAAGTAGAACAATTTCATTTGCTCTATCATAACCAATATTTAAATTACGTTGTAGAAAACTAGGTGAAGCTTTTCCCGTTTCATTTACCAAGTTTACAGCATCGTTTACAAGAGTTGGCGAGGCTTCGTTAGCTGTTTGCTCATCTGCTGCTTTAACGGCTCGTTCAACAGTATCAGCAAGTGTTGTCTCTGGTTGATCCAATGAAGCTTCTCTTCTTGACTCCGCTAGGGCTTCGTTAGCTGCATCAAATACAGCTTGATCCTCTTGAGCACGAGCTACAGCACTGTCCTCTTTCGCCGTGTTATCCTTTGGTGTTGTTCTATCTATAGCAGGTATAGACGTTTCGACATCAACCGGAGGCAACATAGCCTGTTCAATACCTGACGGAGGTCTGCGAAGTGCATCCTCTATCGCTGCCTTTTGTATTCCTAAGTCTACACGGGTTTCACCATCCTTGGTAACAAGAGGATTGTTAAACGCTTCATTAGTAATTCTAGCCACAATCTCAGGATTAAGCTTGGCATTCATTTCCTGTACAAGCTCTTCACTAATCTGACCTGTGTTTACAACGGAATCTTCAGCCAACGCTCGAAGCATTTTCGCGTCTTTGTCCATGCGATTTGTAATCGCACGTTCAGCCGCAGTCTCCATCTCATTTAACGTCAAACCAAGATCCTGAAGATCCGCTACATCAATCGCGCCTTGATCCTCAAGTTGTTGATCCATAAGCATTTCCGCAACAGTAACTCTGTCCGGCGCAATCTCAGGGCGCATTTGCGTAGTATCAACACCCGCAGCTTTCTCATACTCCGTCTGTATGCCAACAGGATCTGTAGCCGTCTGTCCTGCTGTCGGGCTGGTAGGAACAAAAGCCTTAGTATCTGTGTCTGTATCAGCTTTTTTCCTAGGGCTAACTAAAGACACCACAGAAGGACCCGTAGCGGTAAGACCACCAACCAACGACTCACTAGCTAGTTCGCTTGGATCTACTTTCTTTTCAATATTTGTAGCCCCAAGTAACGCTTTGTTTGTTAGCGCCGTTTCAAACGGCCCTTCTTCTGCACCCTCAATAAACGGAGAGGCAACAGCACCCGTTCTACCAGACTTTAACAGTCCCGGAGTTATAGCAGAAACCCCAGCAGCCAAAAAGTTAAGTGGAATCAATCCTCTAGACGCATCGTTCTGTAACTGATCAACAATCCTAGCGTCTTTGTCCGCTTGAGAAAGACCCGCAGTGTCTTCGCTAGCGTTTAATGCGGTCAAATATTCTTGATACTGTGGCGTATTCTGCAACACGCCAGACTCCAACGCTTCGTCTATTTCAGCGTTGATAGTCCTCTGACCTTCGCCACCTGCTAATGTTCCACCCAAAACTCCACCAGCCGCTGGGTTTACAAAAGAAGTTCCAAGGGTAGCAAGAAAAGCAGGTGATGTTAAAATTGTTTGAGCACCAGCCGCCATTGGATCAACCTTTATTCCTGAAAGGTTAAGCTTGTTTGGATCCTCTCCCAAAGGTCTAGCAAAAGCCGGATCAACCTGATCCAAACCATATCCAAACTTGTTAGGTATTGTAACAGCAGGTGACTGAACTAATTCTCTTGTTTCTGGGGACAGCTTCTCAATGTTCTCTCGCATTTCTGCAAATTCTTTGTCCGCAATGTTTTGTAATACATTCTCTACAGTTGTTGTGGCGTTAGGTAATCTTAAAGCAGCAGGTCCCGTTTCCTGAGACGAAAGATCTCCAGTGCTAAACAAATACTGCTCATCAGTTAGCCTGTCCAAGCCGCTCATGTCTCCTAAACCCGCAGCACGATACTTATACATTGGATCTTGAACAAACTCTGCACCAGAACCGGGAACGTTTAAATCCCTTGCAGTTTCTAAAATACCACTAACAACTTGCTCCCCACCTTGAGCCGCTAACCCCGGGAGAAGGTCCGTAGTACCGATGTTCAATAAACTTTTGTTGTCCGCCGCATCTTGCAATTGATTTATAGCTACAGCAGGTTCTATGTCATAACCTGTCCCACCATAGAAAGCGTCAGAAACTCCGCCCACGGTATTTGGACCACTGCCATCTAATCCTGTTAAATAGTCAGGGCTGGACTGTAAAACGTCCTGACCAGACTCGTACCCGATCCTCGGGTTTGTAAAAGTAAGATCAGGAGATTCATCTGTCATTGTTTCCGCAGCAGCAACTTGCGTACCTGTTGCCGGAGAAGCATCCGCTTTCTCGTTCTCGTATCTTGTAGCAGCCAAGTATTCGCCAGTGTTCATTAGGCCCTCGCCTACCGGATCCGAACTGCTGTTTTTCAACGCAGACAGGACTTCCATCTCTGGATCTACACCACCCGCATAATTAACAGTGCCCGGAGGAAGCGTACCTTCAGGTGCACCTCGACCTAATTCGCCCATGCTTACGCCCGTGTAATCAAAGGCTGGCCCAGTTTCTTCCTCTGGTCGTGCTTCCGGTCTTATACTTGTGTCTGGTGTTGTATCGACTTCAGGTGCAAGGTCCGTGGTGTATTCTTTTCCATCATAGGTAAACGTACCACCGTCTCCCTGCTTGGCTCGTTCTTCAGCAAACACTTCACTAAACGTCTTAGTGACCTCTGGCTCAGAATCAATATATTTAACAGTTGGTTTATAATCCGTCTGTCCAACCTGCTCGGCATAAGAGTCAGACGCAGGAAAAAACCCAGTCGGTATTCCTATTTCGTTTGCAGGAATATCCGTAGCAGAAGCTGGGGAAGCAGCAAACGCACTACCTTCATCCAAAGAAATCTGAGCAATCGCTTCCTTCTCGTCCCTCTGAGCCGTGTTTCCAAAACGAACATCCTGACCAAGACCGTTGTCTTTACCCTTACCAGTATACGTTCTGGTCAAAAACTGAGTGCCGCCAGACGTAGTTGTCTCCACCCACTCAAACCCGTCGCCAGCATACTGACCAGTCTTCGACACCTGACCAATCGTATTATCCGCCCTTGTTAACATAGACTTCTGTGCAGGTTTGTCGTCATCGTCCGAGGAACTAGAACCGCCGCCTCCGCCTCCACCGCCGCCGCTCGGCTCACCAAAAACCCTACGATCAAATAGTGGATCAAAAAACAACGAGTACCGCATCAGTTAACTCCTAAACTATAATTTGCACCAACCAGACCATACCCTCGTTTGTCCAGTATACGGGTAAACTTATCCATGTTTATACCAGAATCCTGACTCAGGTAAACCATCTTGGCCCCCTCGCCCTTCGCCCAAGCCTCAAACATAGCCAATAATTCCAACCCAACACCCAATTTTCTGTACTCTTCTCTCACATACCATAGCACATCTCGCGCAAATTTGTCAGAACTAAAGTAAAATTCACTCATGTTGCCAGCAAAAACACCCACAGTCTCACCATCATCTACCGCAATAAGCAAGACATGACCGTCCTCAACAGCATACTTTTCCGCTATCTCCAGCAGTTTCTGGTCATCAAACTCAACTTTTCCGCTAAATGCGCTCTCTCCAAACGCCAACATACCCATTTCCACAAAATCTTCTCCAATCTTCTGCGGTAAATGGTCCATAATCATGTACTCTATCATTTTTTCCGATACAAACTTTCAATACCACCCGGCGTCATATACGTCTGCATA